AAGGAATTTAATCTTGAACCTAGGCCATCTATTAGGTCCTCCCTGTCAGCGGGCTCAATGGGTTCCCCGTCTGCTCCGAAGTCTTTATAACTAAATGGATTTTTCGATATATAAACATACCCCCCTGCAAGGTCTGCGATTGTCGAGGACCGAATATCGACAACTATGGCTCCGTCTGAATCGATGTACTGTGTGGTCGTCAGGGCTTCCGTTGAGAACGTATTGCCTGGAATTGCTCCAATTTCTTTTCTGGGGGTTAGGTTATAGCCTGTCGGCCTAGGGTTATTGACTTCGATTACATCCCAACCGTCACTGGTATTGACGTAGCCGTTTGATGATCTTGTGTACGGGGCGTCTTCTTGTTCTGCTTCAACCACAATGTCAAAGTGTCTATGGGGGCCAGCCGCCAAGCTTGAATTAAGGGAAAATGTAAATGCGAAATTAGTGCTTTGTGTGTTAAAGTTTCCTAATGAGGAGGTGTTGGCGTAATCTGTCGTGCCCGCTGGAAATACTGTTATTCTAAATCTCGTTCCGTCTGGCATTTCGTCGTTATCGAGAAAGGACTTGTTCCAAATGATGTGGAAATTTTTGGCATCTACTTTACTAAATAGAGCTTTGGTGTGTGAGGCTCCAACGTTTATTTCTTGCTGTGCATCGTCTGGGTCTCCAGTTGTGGTTCTGAGGCCATATATTTTCACATCTTTTACGGGAAAGTGCTCCGTGACGCACCGCTCCTCTTTTTTATAGGTCGCGGAAACTATACCCACTTGGTTAACGGCGTACGCCCTCACTACGTATACTCTTTTATTTTTTCCTGGTATATGATTAAATACGACGGTTAGGTCTCCGTTGCTGTCAACGGTAAAGCCATTGGACGTAACATTCGGATATAGAATACCAATCTCAAATTGGTCTTTTGGTACTCCCCCTATTAGGTCCCCCGCACTAAAGTCATAGGCGTTTAGGTCTGCCGAGTCGCTGCACGACGTCGTATTTTCTATGCCCTTAACGAAAATCCTATACCCCATCGTCGTTCCCACGTCAGCGGGTGGATTAATTTTTATTGTTATTTGCTGCGTCCCTAGAGTACCAGCGACGTTAGTTATAGCTGCTGATATGGATTCTGGACCTGGTGGGGCGGCAACTGTAGAGTGTGCTCCTGGGGCGGATGGAATGCGGATTCCTCTCTCAATGAAGTCATACTTGTTCTCATTATATAGTAGAGCTTCTATTGAGTACGAATAAGTATCAGACTCAGCGATAGAGGTTATGGAATATAAATTATTTGATTTGTCACTTGTGGTATTCTTTATTACGCTATAAGAAGTTTGTGGGGGTATATTGACGGTGGAGCCGTTTGGGTTTATATAAAAATTACCAGGAATTTTAGTACCATAGAAAACCCCACTTAACCCAGTTCCTATGGGCTGGTCCGTAATCACGTCGTTTGAGTTAAATGATATTCCGCTAACGTGGGTTGAGTGGAGTCCCGAGGCCTCTACCGTATTAGATATATTTGTTACGGAGGTGTCATAAAAATAACTGGGCGTGTTTATCGTTAGAAAATAGTTGGTATCTGCGGTGAGCGGCAGGCTTTTATCTAGCGTTACATACCCATTTGAAGTGCTAGTATCTAAGTCCTTTATCCTTCCCTCATACGCTTCTGTAGACCTGTGGTGATCTGAGACTCTAACAACGTCACCTGGCCTTAGCAAAAGGGCTTCTGGACCAGCGGTAAATTGAACCATTTCTGTCTGCGTGTTTTCTGTGGACAACATCCATCTTCCCATTCTGACCGCTTGAGATTTGCTCGTACAACCAAATGCGCTTATTTCTCTTTCGTTTATGCCGTATTTTCTTATTCCGTCGACATCTTCTACATATTCTAATGAGGGTTTATAATAATTGGTTTTGTCATTATATCTTACTACCGCCACAGTGGGAAGAGTCTGTAGGGCGTTTGTCGTATATGAAAAATTACCCTCTTTAACGTTTGAATTTGTAAATAAATATATGGGGTCTTTTGGTTTGTCGATGGCGACGCTTAGACTATTAAAACTATAAAAAAGTATAGACCGAAAAATGCTTGCGAAGTCTTTTAAAACTTTAAATGCGTCTTCTCTTGTGTTAATTAAAACATTACAGGTAAATCTTGGCTCTAACCCTCCCGCCCCGTCGGAGACCATTGTGTCGCAATATCTGGAGATTTCCCACAGGTTCCACTTGTCTATCAACAGGTGTCTTGCGAATTTGCCTAATCCATACCTTTTGTTCGTAATTAAGTCGTAAAATATCCAAGCTGGGTTGTCGGTCCACTTTTTCTTTGTCCCCGACTCCTCCCCCTGAAATTTTCCATCCCAGCTTACGCCGTGCTGTCTTGTCCTTGGATCGTAAGCGGTAGGTACTTTTACTTTTTGAAGCTCCGTGTCGTAAGACCTTGCTGGAATTTGTGAAAAATATTCGGCATTAAAGTTTAGGGCAACTAGTGAGGCGTTGGGGTAGGAAAAGGAGGAGTTGTCTATTTCAACTATGCTGTCGATATACGTTTGGTTGTTGGCGTAGCTATACGTCGAGTCGCGCGTGGTTCTAGCTACGCCGATGTCCCAACCTATGAGTCCGCTCCCGCCAGCGCTGTCATTTGGGAATATAGTAATGGGGTCTATGTCTATCGTTTTTTTATAAATGGTTGGGGAGATAACTAATCCCTGTATTGCTTCTAGACCCCCGTTTAACCAAGCGCCCTCAGTCGTGCTGTTTTCGTAAACTGGTCTATAGAGAAACTGCAAATTGATGGTCGTGCCAAGGGGAATTTGTAGCACCTCCATTCTCACGACCTCTCCATGCTGGTCTGTAGCAAAGGCTTTTTCAATATCTACGCCTTCTTCCTCAACGGTTCTTGTAACGGTTTTAGTATTTACTCTATAATAAGAAAGGTTAGGTAGTTTGATGTTTACGTTTACTTTATCTAAATCTTTGTTTAAAATCCTGTATGTCTTTGGCAAATAATAGCTTGTGTATTCGACAGGGTCTGTTCCAGGGATTATTCCGCTGTCTGGACCTCTCAACCTCTCGTTGATGGTTCGTATGCTCTGCGATTTTCTTTCCGTTGATTCGTCTACACCCACGCTTAAAAATCCAGAATCTAGAGTAAGCCAATCTGACTTGTCCGCGGCGAACCCAGACTCTGGTAAAAGGCCAACCGCGTTGCCCTCGAAATATCCGCCCTCAAATTCTTGAAAATTGAACTGGCCATTGGAGTTAACGACTGGGGTTTCATTTAAGTAAACAGATCTTAAAAACGGGGCTGTGTTTTCTACAAACGGCTGAAAAACATACCCAGAGTGCCCGACCACGCCCTCCACCATTCCGCTGGCAATATATTCTCCGCTTACTATCCCTTCAATTTCTCCCTCTGAGATCAGGTCTAAAATTTTAATGTGGTTTCTGACAGTATAAAATTTGCCATTTATTTTTAGCCCGTAGTCTTCTGGGGCGTCATCTACAGATAAATCTATGTCTGGATCGTAGGTGGTAAAATATCCTATATCCTTTTCTGGTAGTGAGCCAAAGAATAAGCTTTGCTTAGCCTCCGCCTCGGGGACGCCATCGCTTGAGCTTGATGTAATTGATGAGGGCATTTTTAATTTGTTACTTTAATTATATCTCTTGAGCCTACGGTGTCCACGTCAGTATATGTTATGTCGTAGGTGCTCATAACTACCATGCTTCCGCACAGCATTCTTCCATATCCAATTGGGACTGGGCTTCCTTCATTTACTACATTTATTGGACCTTGAAACAAATAAGAGTTTGCAAGCTGGTCTGGCTCTAGTGTTATTTGTTCTAGCGTTGGTCTGTCTGGCGGTTCTGCTAGTAGGTTGGAGATGCCTGAGGTTATTAGGGTCATCATGGCCATCGCTGACATTGGGCTCGTAGCCATGCCTAATCCAAATACGCCCACAGCTATCATAACCCAATCCCAGTCCGTCGCTCCTTCTAGTACGGGCACTATTTCTATAGTACTTAGGTCCTCTCTTTTTAAGTTGAGTTCGTGTAGTTCTGGATTTTTTGTAAATGGTATTTCCTTTTCATTTACGAAAATCTTATATTTAGACATGGCGTATTGGGGGCTTAGACAAAACTTTCTTATTTTATCCTCTGACATTATGTTTATAGCGTGAAGGGCTTCTGGGAAGCTGGTGACAGAAACTTCCCATTCTTTTTGACCGACAGCTTCCCCAAGCTTCCCGTGCAAGTTAACTTTTACTAGTGAATCTCTCATGGTTCGTATACAAAAAATTCATTTTCTTTTAGAAAGTACATTATGAGCGGTAGCTCATGCGCTTTGCTTACAGCTTTATCCGCTCCAGAAAAATCATTATTATCTCCTGGGTGGGAATGATAATACGCTTTTATTTCTCCTATCTTGGAGGCTTTTAAATATGACCGAGCATCTATTTCAAAATGTTTATCTTTCTCGGGAGAGATATTCTGACACCTATATGATAGCCGCTCTTTCATTTCATTTTCTATGATAAGCCCGCAGCACTCGTTTGGATACTCTTCGGCCGAGTGTGCTCTTATGTCTTTTTTTATATTTTTATTTAATTTTATCATAGGTTTTGATTATTCTGCTTCGTTCCTATAGATGGAAAACCCCCGAACCTAAGGAAGCCCGCGGCGAACTTCGCGTGATCCGTCCCAGACCAAACGGCCCCGCCTGAGAAGGACCATCTCCTCTTACATCCGTCAACGCTTTTAGAGCATCTATCCGCCGCCCAATATGTACTATCTGGAGGGAGCGCTCCCGCTGGAACGTGGTATGCGTTTGTC